GAAATAGTAGTAAAAGTCAAATTACTAAAGGTAAAACACCTAAATTTCAAAGTTGACTTTAGTGTGTGTAGTCTTTAGTAGTTAATTTTAATTTAATAGGGAGAAAAACGAATGACTACAACCGCAGCTCCGTTTGGCTTCTCACCATCTCGTAAACGTGGTAATAACCCTAATGCGATTGGAACTAATGAATATCCTATAGCTTCAGGTTATGCTGCAAATATTTTTACAGGAGACTTAGTAAGAATAAATGCAGGTAATTTGCAAACTGTTACTGATACTAATGAAGTAGTACAGGGTGTATTCATGGGTTGCAGGTATGTTGAGAATGGCGAACAGAAATTTAAAGCATATTGGCCCTCAGGAACATCAGCAACTGATGCCTTTGGATTAGTATGTGATGACCCAAATCAAGTTTTTGAAGTACAGGCAGATGCGTCTGTTACTGCAGGAGACTTGTATGGCTCTCAAAACTTCAACGTTGTTTTAGGAGCAGGCTCTACATTTACAGGTAAATCTGGACATAGTGTAGATGCTTCAACTAGAACTACAGGTATCGCAATGGTTCGTACACTAAATCCAGTTGATGAACCGGGCAACCAAGTTACTGATGCAGATGAACGTGCTTATTTAAAAATGAATGTAAGATTAGTTCAGCATACAGATAACTTCTTGACACCTATAGTGACTGCTCCTGCAACAATAACAGCATATTTATTAGGTTAAAGGGAGGATAGATTATGGCGATAAATAGAGCAAGTATCTCAAAAGAACTTCTTCCCGGACTTAATGCAGTTTTTGGCATGGAGTATGGAGAAGTTGCTGATGAGCATAAACCTTTGTTTGAGACAGAAAACTCAGACAGAGCATTTGAAGAAGAAGTATTATTCACAGGATTTGGCACTGCACCAACTAAAGCAGAAGGTGCTGCAGTTTCCTATGATGATGCTCAAGAATCTTTCACTTCAAGGTACACTCACGAAACTATTGCATTAGCTTTCGCAGTTACTGAAGAAGCAATGGAAGATAATTTATATGACACTTTTGCAAAATTAAGAGCAAAGGGATTAGCTAGAGCAATGGCTAATACTAAGCAAGTTAAAGCTGCAGATGTGTTTAATAATGGTTTCAACTCATCTTTTACAGGTGGTGATGGTCAGCCATTATTTTCAGCAAGTCACCCAACTATAGGTGCAGGTAACCAAAGCAATAACTTAGGAGCAACTGACTTATCAGAAGCTTCACTAGAATCTGCTTTGATAACTGTTTCTAAGTTAAAGGATGACAGAGGTATTTTAATTGGTGGTCAAACCACTTCATTACATATACCTTCAGATTTGGCATTTACAGCAGACCAAATCTTAAATAGTGCTTTATCAACTGCTGTGACTACACAGGGAAGTGATGGAGTAACTAACGTAAATGACATCAACTCAATTAAAAATCAAGGTATGATTCCGGGTGGATTTTTTGTAAATAGAAGATTTACAGATACAAACGCTTGGTTTTTAAAGACAGATGTTCCAAATGGAACTAAGATGTTTGTACGTTCACCTCTACAAACTAAAATGGAGCCGGATTTTGATACAGGTAATATCAGATTCAAAGCTAGAGAAAGATATAGCTTTGGCTTCTCTGATTGGAGAGGATTTTTTGGAGCTTCAGGCTCATCCTAAGATTAACATTTAATTGTTAATTTTCTCAAAAAGGGGAAGGGTAGCGTCTTGCATCCTTCCCTATTTTTTTGTATAATAAATATATCAAGGAGATTTTAATGGCAACAAATATAAGAACAGGTTTTGTTACAGGTAGTGGTGCATTACTAGATACTCTTTCAAGTGTAACTGTTGCAGATACAAGAATACGAACTATTGCTTATTCAGGTGTAGGAACATTTCTTATTACAGGTAGTGAAACAAATGAGAATGGTAGTACAGCAGGTTCTAATATAAAATTTTTAGGAACAACAGCAGTAGATGCAGGGAGTATTGATGTCGCAGATAATGGAATAAGAATGGTAGGACCTGTTAAAGTTTCTGCACCAACATCTGCAGCGACAGTAACAGTTTTTTATGGCTAATTATACTTATTTAGTAAATGACATTTTAGAAACAACTGAAAATGGAAGTGATGAATTTTTATCTTCAGTTCCTAAAATGGTTAATAAAGCAGAGCTAAGACTAACCAAAGACTTAGATGATTATGGTTTAGTTTCTTATACATCTGTTGCAGTGTCTAGTGGCAAGAATATTATTAGCTTACCTCAAGGAACACGTATACTAAAAAATTTTAATATAGTTTCTAATGGAACTAAAATTAATTTACTACAAAGAACTGATGAGTTTATAAATGATTATTGGCCCGTTAGTGCAAGTACAGGCACACCTGAGTATTATGCAAGAAGAGATAATACTACAGTTATAGTTGCACCTACACCTGTTTCAACAGTAAGTGGACAGGTAGTACATATTTCAAGACCTGTAACACTTGCTTCTGCAACACCTAATAATTACTTTTCAGATTTTTGTTATGACGCATTATATAATGCATCAATGGTAGAAGCATTGCTTTATATGAAAAACTATGAACCAATGTCAATATATGAAACAAGATATAAAGAAGCTCTTGCAGCATTATTAAATCAGTCAAGAAGAACTAGAAGAGATGATATGCAAGCACCTGCAAGTCCTGCAGGGGGAGATAACACTGTAATACAAGGGAGTTTATAATGACATTAACTAAAGCAGGAAGAATGGCAAAAATGTTATATGAAAAATCATTGCCTTCTAAACCAATAAAATTAAATGATGCTCAAAGAGTTGAAAGAGCAATAAGAAGTAATCCAAAGTTATATAAAGGATTATCTCCATCTCAAGTTTTAGATATGCTAAATAGTTCTAAAGTAATAGGAAAACCTATAAAGGGTAGAAAAAAGAAGCCAATGAACACACTTCCAAAACCGGGAGTAGCACCAAAAAAAATTACTAAGAAAAAGTTTGGTGGTATAATGAAAGGCATAAAAGCTATCAAAGATAAATTTAATAAAAAAGATTCTAAAGGAAATACAACTTCAATACTTGGTAAGCCTAGTGCTAATCAACAAAAAACTAAAAAAGCTATTAAACAAACAAGAACTACAAAAAGAGAAAAGGCAAAGTCTTTAGCTAAAGGTATAATAGGAACTACTGTAGCATATGAAGGTATGAAAGCTTTAAAAGGTGATAAATCTAAAGCACCTGCAACACCTACAGATAAAAAACCAAAAGCTAAAAAAGCTATGCCTACTAAAACTCCTACACCTAGACCTAAAAAGAAAAGTAGTGGTGTAACATTTGGATTTGAAGTTATACCTAAAGGTGGTAAAACTAAAAAGTTTAGTGGTGGTGGTAAAGTTGGTGGAATGAAGTCAGGTTCTGCAACACCTAATAGATTATACTAAGGGGAAACTTATGTCTAAAGTTCAAGCAGTAAAAAAAGGAACTCAAGCAATAAAAAAAGGAACTAAAGCTTTTAGAGAATTATTTTTTAAGAATAGACAAAAAGCTAAAAAAGAAGGTAAAAAAACTTTTAGTGTAGGTTCTTTTAAAAACATTCCTGTTACAAGAAGTAAAGCACGTAAAAAAGATTTAACAGGTTTAACTGAAGCACAAAAAAAAGAAAGAGCTTCAGTAATTGAAAAATCTAGAAAAGTTATGAAGAAGTACAAAAGAGGAAGTGCAGAAGAAGCAGTTTCAGGTATGGGTGAAAGAGGTTCTGTTGCATTGTCTGATAGAGTACAATCTCTTAATCCAAAAGCAAAAGGAAAGTCTATAAAAGAAATTTTAAAAGCAGGAAGAGTTACAGGAAGAACTTATCAAAATAAATACTTTATAGAAAGAGCTAATGCACCTACACCTCCTAAATTATCTAATGAACAAAAAAGTTTAAGAAAACAACTTCAGTTAGGTAAAAGACCAAAGGCATTAATGAAAGAAGAAGGTGTTAGAACAAATAAAGATATTTTAGATTATATTCGAGGAGATATTAAACCTAAGTTTGAAGCAGGTCAAGCAAGTGCAAAACTAAGAGGTAAGGTTAGACCTACAGTAGTTCAAAAGAAAAAAAGTATGAGTGGTGAAACTTTAAGTAAAGAAGAAGTATCTGTTCAAGAAGCAAGAGAACTTAAAAAGTTTCCTAAAAGAAGAACTATTAATAAAGCTTTAGGAAGAAAACAAACAAGTTCTAGTTTAAAAAAATCAATAACAAAAATAAGAGCAAATGATTTTGGTGGAGAAAAGAAAAGTTTTGCAGATAGTTTATTAGGTAGACAGGCTAAACCTAAAATAACTACTAAAACTATGAAGTCAAAAAAACAGTTAGATGAAATGTCTCCTGCTCAAAGAAAAAAATTTAATGTAAAAGGTCAAATAAAGTTTAGTGAAACAGTTGAAAAGGCAGATGTAAAAAAAATAAAGACAACTTTAGAAAAAGTTGAAAACAGATTAATGTCTAATCCTGCAGTTGCAACACTTAAAGATTTAAAATCAAGACCTTTAATTAAAAATGCAAAACCTACAAGAGGAGCAAATAAAGAAAGTAATCCTTACTATTCTCTTAAACAAAGAATAGAAAAGTTACAACAAAAACAAATAAAAACTAAACCTAAGTTAGTTGGTAGTTTACAAACTAAACTTAAAGCAGTAGCAGGGTTTAAAGATATTCCAAAACAAAAAGAAGTTATTAAAAGAAAAAGTGGTGGAATGGTTAAATATAAATCAGGAACTAAAAAGAAAACTATTGGTAAAAAAATAAAAGGTATGGGTCCATATGCAACTGTTGCTCTTGGTCCAAGTACAATTTATGATATGATGGAACTTGGTAATATATTAGGAACAGGTATAAGAACAGCTCTTGGCATGAAGTCAGGAACAAAAGATAAAACTATAAGAGGTGTTGGTAAAGCAATGCGTGGTTATGGTAAAGCTATTACAGGGAGAAAAAAATAATGGTTGCGACTAAAATGAAATTAGGAGCAGAGCTTCTTAAATTAGGTAAAACTAAACTTACTAAAAAATTGAAAGAAGCAGATGAAAAAATAGAAAACCTTTTAGATAAAAAAAAGGGAACTTCTAAAAAAACTACTCAAAAAGAAAAAAAACAATTACAGAAAAATATAGATGCTAATAAAGGCAAGGTTACTCAAATTAAAAAAAGAGCTTCTAATTTAAAAAAGAAACAAACTAAACCTAAACAAGAAGTTGAAACTAGTACTAAACTAGCATCTAAAGAACAAATTCAAAAATTTAAAAAACAACAACAGAGTTTAAAAAAATTACAATCTAATAAGGCAAAACAAAATAGAGCAAAGAAACAAAGTAAGTCTAAAGCTAAAACAGGTTTTGTATTACAAGGAAAAGTTGTAGATAAGACACCTAAACTTCCAATCAAAAAGAAAGAATCAAAAGCTTTAACTATTGTTAATACACCTAGTAATAAAAGTAAATCATTTGGTGGTAGTGGTCAAAAAACTAAAACAAATGTTAAGAAGTTATTATCTATGAAAAGTTCTAACATTTTTTCTAAAGCACCATCTAAAAAGAAAACAGGTAATATTTTATCAAGAAATAAAAAGAAACTTGCAGCTTTAGCAGTAGCAGGTACTTTACCTTTTGCTATAGATACAAAGGATTCTAAAGTAAAAAGTAAAAATATAACTAATACAAAAACAGTTAAAAACCAAAAGTCTTTAAAGGATATAAAAAGTAGAGATGTTAAAACTTATAAAACAAAGTCTCTTAAAGAAAAAAAGAGAACTAATATAACTGCAGGTGGTAATACAGGCTTTGGACCTAAGGGTAATATATTTGCTAAAAATGAAAAGGATAGGAAAAGACTTATGGACTTATATGGTGGAACAGGTTCTGCAGCCTATAAAGCAGCAGTAAAAGGAACTCAAGGAAATTTAAAGGTAGCTAAAAAATCAGCAGGGGGTAATTTAAAATCTTTAAAAGATTTACCATCTAAATCAGAAAATCCGGGAATACATATGTTACCTGCAAAGGCTAAAATGAACATGGGATTTAAACCTATGTTTGGTGGTGGACTTGTAGCAAGTTTTTATGACAAAGCTGAAAAAGGTGAAAAACATAAAGGTAACACAAGTGTAGCAAGACAGATAAAAGGTTATGGAAAAGCAAAAAAGAAAACTTAAAAAAGTTATTAAAGGTTTAAGCAAAGCTTCTAAAACTCATGCAAGTCAAGCTAAAACTTTAAAAAGTATTTTAAAAAATGGTAAAAGTAAAAAAAAGAAAAGACCCTAAAGTTGGTACGGGTAAAAAACCAAAAGGGTCAGGCAGACGTTTATACACGGATGAAAATCCCAAAGATACAGTCAGTATCAAGTTTGCCACACCAACTGACGCAAGAGCAACAGTTGCAAAGGTTAAAAAAATCAATAAGCCTTATGCGAGAAAAATACAAATCCTTACTGTTGGTGAGCAAAGAGCAAAGGTAATGGGTAAGAATCAAGTTGTAAGTATATTTAAAAAAGGTAAAGAAAGTTTAAAAAAAGCTTATAAAAAAATATGAGGAAATAAAATGTTAGCAGAACTCGCAGCAGCAAATGCAGCATTCGGAGTCATAAAAAGTTTTATAAGCAACGGAAAAGAACTTGCAAGTTGTGGAAAACAAATATCAGATTTTGTACTTGCTAAAGAATCTATAGAAAGAAAAGCAAATAAACAAAAATCTAAAGGTGTTTATACAAGTGATTTAGAAGAGTTTATGGCTTTAGAAGAACTAAAGCAAAAAGAAGAAGAACTCAAACAGATAATGATTTATGTAGGTAGACCCGGATTATGGGCAGATTGGCAAAAGTTTCAGGCACAGGCAAGAAAAGCTAAAAGAGAACAAGAAAGACTTGAACAAAAAAGAAAAGAAGAGTTGAAAGAAATAGCAGGATATGGTACACTAATTATAATGATGTTAGCATTTGGTGGTGCAATTCTTTATTTAGTAGGTAAATGGACAGGCAAGTTATGATACAATGGATTTTAAAATTATTTCAAAAAGAAACAGGTGACTTATCAAAACATAGACTTCATACAACTAAGTATGAAGATTTGTGTATGTAAAGGAGAAAACATGGCAGTAGCTAAAAAGAAAAGTGGGTCTAAACCAAAGAACCCTGCGTTATATTCAAGAGTAAAAGCAGAAGCAAAACGTAAATTTAAAGTATATCCGTCAGCATATGCAAATGCTTGGTTAGTAAAAACATATAAAAAACGTGGTGGAACTTATTAATGGCTAAACCTAAAGGTGGCTTAACTAAGTGGTTTAAAGAAGATTGGCGAGATGTTAAGACTGGCAAAAAATGTGGTAGGTCTGGCAAAGAAAAAAAGTCAAGACCTTATCCTGCTTGTAGACCTGCAAAAGTAGCAGGTCGTATTACTAAAGCAGAAGCAAAGAAAAAGACAGGACCTAAAATGGTCAAGTGGTCTGTTACTGCTTCAGGCAGAAAAAGAAAAACAACTAGAACTAAAAAGAGGATAGCATGAGTGGAAAATATCCCGGAGTAAAAAGATTACCATCAGGAGGAATAGAATATCGTGGCAAAAAATTTTCAGGATTTAATAAACCTAAAAGGTCTGACCGACCGGGCAAAAAAGGTATGGTCTTGGCTAAAGAAGGTGATAGAATTAAACTTATACATTATGGTGACTCTTCAATGGGTCATAACTATTCTAAAGAAGCTAGGAAAAGTTTTAAAGCTCGTCATGCAAAAAATATTAGCAAAGGTAAAATGTCTGCAGCTTATTGGGCGAATAAAAAACTTTGGGCAGGTCCTAGTGGGTCGAAAAAAAGACCACCAAAAAGTCAAACACACAAAAAAGGAATTGCATAGTAAAAGACTAAAGTGGATTAAATGGCTAAAGGATAAGTAATGGCAATAAGCAGAGTTAGCATACCACAGCAAATAAAAAAACCTAAGATTAAAAAGGTTAAAAAAAGAAAGATTAAAAAGAAATGAGTACATCAGGTACATATAATTTTTCTATGGATATAGATGAAGTTATCCAAGAAGCTACAGAAATGATAGGTGGTGAGCCTACACTAGGACATGAACCTAAATCTGCAAGAAGGTCAATTAATTTATTACTGCAAGATTGGCAGAATAGAGACATTATGTTATGGACTGCAGAAACTTCTACTTTTACAGTATCTATAAGCACAACAACTTATTCTCTTGCTTCTTCTAGTATAGATGTATTAGAAGCAGTTGTCAATAGAGACAATGTAGATATTCAACTTGAAAGAATATCTATGCAAGAGTTTTTAAAGATACCTAATAAGAAACAAACAGGAAGACCTACTCAGTATGCAGTAAGACATGAAAGAGATAACCCTGAAATATATTTATGGCCCTTACCTGAAAATTCTACAGACCAAGTTAAAGTAGAACTTATAAGATATATGCAGGATGTTAATAGGTCTGCAATACAAACTCCTGATGTTTCAAGAAGATTTTTACCTTGTTTGACTGCAGGTGTTGCATATTATATGTCAATGAAAAGACCTAATGTAGATATGGAAAGAATTGCAATGATAAAAACAGAATATGAAGAAAGACTTTCAAGAGCTTTAGAAGAAGATAGAGAAAGAGTTAGTCTTTTAATTAGACCACAGGTGAGGGTATAATGGCAACTAGAAGAATAATGTATGAAGCAGTTGAAAAATATTTTATAGGTAAGATTGCTTATCATAGTGCAAATGTAGAAACTTATCTTTCTAATCCTGTTGCAATAGGAGAACATGGAGATATTATGGAAGAGCTAGATAAAAATATTGGCAAAGTTGCAGAGTATGAAGATAAGTTAGAAACACTTAGAGAAAATTTTGAGGAGTAATGTCTACATCAAGACAAACACTAGGCATATGTGATATATGTGGATTTAGATATAGATTAAGAGATTTAAAAAAAACAAGTTATGGTTCAATGGTTTGTTTTTTAGATTATGAAAAGTATGATTTAAATAATCATCCACAGAATAAAACAAAAGCTGTTAATGACGAAGAAAGGGTAAGGTTTTTTCATAGAAGGTCACCAATGCCTGAAACAAGTGTTACAGTTACGGATTGGTTACCAACATAATGGCACTTAGAAAAAATATACTTATAGAATGTGACGTTTGTGGATTTGAATACAGACGTAATGTAATGAAAAAAAATAGTTATGGGATGTTAGTTTGTCCTGAAGACTATGAAGGTATATATGATTCTAAAAGTCATCCACAAAATAGAACTCCTAAGTTAGCAGAAACATTCTTTATAAAAGATGCAAGACCCGAGTCAATAGCTGATAGAAATTTAGATTGGCAAAGTGTAACAACAGATTGGGAAGATACAGATAAATACTGGAATATGATATGAGTGACTTTACAGGTAAAAAAATTGCAAATACTTATAAAAACTTATTACAAGTTGATGCAGGTAATACAGATTTAACAACAAATTTATTATCAGTACAAACAGGTGCAGGTAATAATACACCCCTCCAACTTTCCACAGATAAAATAAATCTTACTGGAACACTTCAAATAGATGGAACTACACTTTCTGCAACTGCAGCAGAACTTAATGCAATTGCAGACTTAACAGGAACAACAGGTATTGTTGCAGTATCTGCAGGTAATGTGCATGGTCGTACTATTGCAGTAGGTAGTCCTTTAACTATATCTAATGCAAATGGTACTGAAGGTAATCCTACAATTAATTTAGCTAGTTCAGGAGTTTCTGCAGCTACTTATGGTCCTATGGTTAATTTTACTGTAGATAATTTTGGTAGAATTACAGATGTAACAGTAACAACAACTATTTCTTCTAATGCATTTGTAGGTGGAACATTAAGTGGTTCTGCTCTTACAGTAGAAAATGATACATCTATTGGTGGTGATGTAGTTATTGAAGGCACTACTAATATGAAGGCAGTAAGTGCAACAGATGTAACATTTAACAATCTTACTGTAGGAACTAAAATAACTACAGATACAGTAACTGCTACTACAGTTGAAACAAGCATATTAAAAGCAACAACTGCAAGTATAACTAACTTAACTGCAGGTACATTAAGTTTTAGTGATACATCAGTAAGTTCTTTAAATGCAACTAATTTATTTGCAGTTAGTGCAAATGCAACAAGATTATTTAAGGATGGTGAAAGTGTAGCTACAAGTGCAGAGGTTGCAACATTAAGTGCAACTATGGCAACAAGTATTGCTAATAGAACAAGTGCAATAACAAGTATTAATAGTGTAGTAACAGACCTTAGTGCAACTATGGCTACGTCTATTAATAATAGAACCACTGCCATTACTTCTATTAATACAGTTGTAACAAATCTTAGTTCAACTCTTGCAACAAGTATAGCAAATGTAAGTGCATTATCTAAAACAAATCTTGATGCAATTACAAGTATAAATACTGTAGTAGGAAATTTATCTTCTACAATGGCTACAAGTATAGCAAATGTGTCTGCGTTATCTAAAACTAATTTAGATGCAATAACTTCTATTAATACAGTTATAGGTAATCTTAGTGTAAATGCAATTACAAGTATTAATTCTAAAATTACAAACTTGTCTGCAACAATGGCAACTTCAATTGCTAATGTTAGTGCTTTAACTAAAACTAATTTAGATGCAGTTACTTCTATTAATACTGTAGTAGGTAATTTATCTTCAACACTTGCAACATCTATAGGAAACAGAACAAGTGCTATAACATCTATTAATACTGTAATAGGTGATTTGTCTTCGACACTTGCTACATCTATAGCAAACGTATCTGCACTATCTAAAACTAACTTAGATGCAGTTACTTCTATTAATACTGTAGTAGGTAATCTTAGTTCTACAATAGCAACTTCAATTAATAATAGAACTACTGCTATAACAAGTATAAATACTGTTGTAACTAATTTATCTTCTACACTAGCAACTTCAATAGCAAATGTTTCAGCACTTAGTAAAACTAACTTAGACGCTATTACATCTATAAACACTGTAGTAGGTGATTTAAGTTCTACATTTGCCACATCTATTAATAATAGAACAAGTGCAATAACAAGTATAAATACTGTTGTTACTAATCTATCTTCAACTCTTGCTACATCTATAGCAAATGTTTCAGCACTTAGTAAAACTAATTTAGATGCTATTACTTCTATTAATACTGTAGTAGGTGACCTAAGTTCTACACTTGCAACTTCTATAGGAAATAGAACATCTGCTATTACATCAATTAATACTGTAGTAGGTAATTTAAGTTCAACACTTGCCACATCTATTGGTAATAGAACTTCTGCTATTACTTCTATAAATACTGTTATAGGTAATTTATCATCTACAATGGCAACAAGTGTAAACAATAGAACATCTGCTATTACATCTATTAATACTGTAATAACTAATCTTAGTGCTACACTTGCTACATCTATTGCTAATGCAGGAGGAGCTATAACTTCTGTGTCTGCTTTTACAATAAATGCTTTGACTGTTGTAAGTGCTGTTAGTGGTGATTTAACTATTACTGGAAATCTTGCAGTAAATGGTGGTCAAATAATATCAGAAGATGGATATATTGGATTTGGAGATAAAAGTGGTGATAACTGGGGTAAAGTAGAATATGTAGCAGGTAACCCTACTGATTTTTCATCACAATTTGGTAATGCAGTTGCTTTAGATAATGAGCAAGGTAGCACTAACCAACAATTATATATATTTGATACTGCTTCAGGTAATTCAAACGATTTATTAGGTTTAGCTGCGAGTGGTAATGGAATACTTGCAATTACTGGACAAGGTGATATAAAATTTTTAAGACCTAATGGTAATGCATCTCATGATATTACACTTGCTACTCCTACACCTACAGCAGGTAGAACTATAACATTACCTGATGCGACAGGTACAATTGCATTAACATCTGATGTAGCTACTGTAAGTGCAACAATGGCTACAAGTATTTCAAATAGAACTTCAGCAATTACAAGTATAAACTCTGTAATTACTAATCTTAGTTCTACTGTTGCAACATCTATTAATAATAGAACTTCTGCTATTACATCTATTAATACTGTAATTACTAATCTTAGTTCTACTGTTGCAACATCTATAAATAACAGAACTGCAGCAATTACAAGTATTAATACAGTTGTTACAAATCTTAGTGCAACAATGGCTACAAGTATTAATACTAGAACTGCAGCAATCACATCTATAAATACAGTTATAACTAACTTATCTGCGACAATGGCTACTTCTATAGCTAATGCAGGTGGTGTAGACCCTATACCATTTGCTATTGCGTTAGGTTAATTTATACTGTATAATAACTATTAATAACAAGGAAATAATATGGCAAATAGTTTTAAAGTATCAGCAGTTGCAGGAGTAGGCACAACTACAACTGATGCCTATGTCTGCCCTTCAAGTACATCAACTACAGTTATAGGATTAAGTTTAGCAAATATAACAAGTTCTCAAATAACTGTAACTGCAGAACTAAGCATAAATAGTGGAGCAGCAGCTCGATTAGTTAAGGATGCACCAATACCTGCAGGTTCAACATTAGTAGTTGTAGGTGGAGACCAAAAGGTTGTACTTAATGCTTCTGATAAAATTAAGATTACTTCAAGTGCAGTAAGTTCAGTAGATGTAATAACAAGTTACTTAGAGATTGCTTAATGACTTTAATAGGTAATAAAGTAGTTTCTGCTTTTCAACAAGCACCTGCAGTTGTAAGATTTAATGGTGATGGTAGTGATACTACTTTTGCATTAGGAAGAACTATATCAAGTGTGCAGGATATACTTGTATCAGTAGATGGTGTTGTTCAAGATACATCTGCTTATACTGTACCTGATGGGTCTACACTTACTTTTACTGCAGCACCTTCAAGTGGTACAAATAATATCTTTGTATATTTTTTAGAATCTACACGAGGTTCTATTACACCTGCAGAAGAAAATAAAGGAAACTTTAAACATGGTGGAATGTTTAGAACTAACGCACAATCTTTAACATCAAATATAACTATACTTGCTACAGAGAATGCACAAGTTACAGGTCCATTAACAGTAGCGTCTGGAGTTACTTTAACTATTGAAAGTGGTGGAAGGTTAGTAACATCATGAGTACACTTAAAGTAGACAGTATAGGAAAAACATCTGGTAAAACTCAAGACACTATGTCAGGAATGTGTAAATCGTGGGCATTAACTGACCAAACTACTCCAGAGGTTTTAGATAGTTTTAATCAATCGACTATGGAAGACACTGCAACTGGAATAGTAACATGGAGGATGACAAATGTTTTTTCATCTACAAATTGGGTAGCTTCTTCAAGCCTTCATGCTGACAATACAACTAATGCAAAAAGTATGGTTCATAGTGGAACAAGAACTAGTAATGGTACTCCTTCAGATAAAGTTACAGGAGGAACTTCTTGGTATGCAAAAAACTCAAGTCATAGTGGGTATGATTCTGAGGTAGTAGGACATATGGCATTTGGAGACCTAGCATGAGTACTTTAAAAGTTAACAATATTAATACTGTAACAGGAAGTCCTGTGTCAGTAGCTTGTGCTTTTTTTGCAGAACTTGCTAGTAGCTATACTATTTCACCAAGTACATATGTTCAAAATACTGGATTAACTGCAAATGAAATAGATACTCATAATGCTTTTGCTAGTAGTACTTTTACAGTTCCCTCTGGACAAGCAGGGTTATACAAACTTTACTATGTTGCATATATTGATTTTGATGGAATAGGAGATGATGGAAGAAGTTCAAGAGCTGCTATTTATAAAAATGGAAGTGTAATAGCAAATTACGACTTAACAGATAGTGGAAATGACTCTGACCAAGTAGCTTATAGTGTTGCTGTTTCAACAATAGCAAATTTAGCTGAAGGTGATACAATAACTTTTTATAATAGAGCAAGAGATGCACAAGGAAGTGCAAGTCCTACTATTCAAACTTTTTCAGGACAAGGATATACTTATTGTTATGGACATAGGATTATATAATGGCAAACGGAACAATAGCATTTGATACATTAACAACATCTGACCAAGTTAATACTAATACAGAAAAGTCTATTGATACGAGTTACATATATAATGGCATATCTAAGTCATGGCTTAATTATGCTCAGAATGGTGACACAATAAAAGACAGTTTTAATATATCATCAGTATCAGATAATAGTACGAGTGAGTTTAAACCTGTTATGACAAATGTTATGGCAAATATTAATTACTCAGTTCATGGCTCTTATGCACCTAACTATGGTAGTTCATCATCTTTAGGATTTAATATGCACCAAGATGGTACAGCAGAAAGAGAACCAACGACAGCAGATTATTTTGTAAGAACTATAGGCTATAATGGAAGTGGTTATGATTCAAAATATAATATGCTTTCATTAGATGGAGATGTAGCATGACATTAAAAACACCTGAGTTTCAAGGCACACATTTATGGGATAGATTGTGTTGGGCAAAAGAGAACTTAGAGGGCAAACAATCAGACTATCGAATTGTATGGGAAGACCCTGATAAGCCTGAAGAATGTTCTAAGATAACAGTACCTGACCCTAATTGGATGGCTTGTGCATTACAAGGTGGCATACTACCACCTGTAGAAGTGTATTGGGCATTAGCAGAAGATGAAGCAAAGCCTGACTTTAAAAAACATACAAGAGGTTATTTGTTACATAATACTAAACCTGTTGAAGCAATGACAGAAGAACAAGCAATAGAATATTTAATTATGAAAGACATACCACAAAGAGTGTGGAAAGAATATCAAAAAGCTAATCGACCTAGATTAGTTATTTGTAAAAAGAATCAGCTTCCAAGTACAAGAGAGTGGCGAAATGCTTGGAAAATTGATGAGAATATTAATGCCACTCATAAGGCAGCATAAAGGAGAACACAATGCCAAAAACATATATAATGGATAAAGATGGTAAAACAGTTGATGCTTCAACTGTAACCAAGCCATCTGATAGACATTTTAGAGAAGCATGGACATTAAGTGGTGATGTTATCTCTGAAGATATGACTAAAGCAAAAGAAATTTTTAAAGATAAAATCAGAGAAGTAAGAAAGCCTTTGCTTGAAGCAGAAGATGTCGTGTACATGAAAGCATTAGAAGCAGATGATGCAAGTGCAAAAACTGCAAGTGTTACTAAAAAGAAAGCACTTAGAGATGCACCTGCAGCAAGTGCAATATCAAGTGCAGATACTATTGCAAAGCTAAAAGCAGCTTGGGATACATCTGTATTAGGCGATAGTCCATACGTATAAGGAGTTGTAATGGCTTTAACTAAATTAGGACCGGGTGCTTTTCCAAGTGGTTCAGTTTTACAAACAGTGTCAGTTGAAGAAATGACATCAGACTCTTATGCTAGTTCAGATTCATCAACTCCAAGAACATTAATGAGTGGTTCAATTACTCCTACATCAACGAGTAATAAAATTCTTATTTTTGGATTTGTATCTATAGGTGGTTTATATAGTAATCATAGTGGTGTTTTTCATTATTTTGGAGTTAGGTTAAAAAGAGGAAGTACAGTGATAGGTGAAACTACTGATTTATCATCAGCAACAACTGTGCATGGTGGTGATGCAACTGGAGCAAGAGCTATGCATTCTGTATTTAAAGACGCAGGTTATTCTGCTAGTAGACCTCAATCTTGTCCTTTTCATTTTACTGATTCACCTAGTACAACTTCTGCAGTAACTTACAATATACAAGGAGTTGTTGAACGTGATGGTCATACTCATACACTACTTAGAAATATTGGAGGTTATAACTACAATAGTGATGAACTTGCAAGTGGAACTTGTCAGTTAACATTAATGGAGATAAAAGGTTAATGACAGATAGTGAAACAAAATTATCAATGTTAAGAAAACTTAGAAATGAGTTACTTCAAGAAAGTGATTGGGTTGTAATAAAAGCTCAAGAAACTAGTACGTCTATTCCATCAGATTGGACAACATATAGACAAAAATTAAGGGATATAACAAAAACATATCAAAGTATACATGATAAAGATTTTGTATTTCCAACAAAGCCAACGGAGTAAATTATGGCATATATAGGAAAAGCACCTAATCAAGGAGTAAGAAGTAGATATGTATATCAAGCAACTGCAGGTCAAACTTCTTTTAGTGGTTCAGATGAAAGTTCTTTAACACTTAGTTATTCAGATAGTGTGTATATGGATGTGTACCAAAATGGTGTTCTCCTTAAAGCAGGTACAGATTATACAGCTACAACAGGAACAAGTGTTGTACTAGTAACAGGTGCGAGTTTAAATGATGTAGTGGAAATGGTTGTATATGATTCATTTACAATAGCAAATAGTTATACAAAAAATGAGTCAGACACAAGATATCCATTTAAAGGAAACAATAGTATAATTAGATTAAATGGACAGACTATAAGTGCAGATATAACTATAGACGCAGA